CGTATAAGCATATAGAAGATATTATTACTGGTTTTGCTGATAATCGTTTTTAACGATTGTCACTTCACAGAGTAATCTGTGTCGTATTTTGATTGTGAACTGCTGGAAAGCCCACATAAGAGTCGTAGATACCGTAAGGTGACAATTTTACGAATTGGGTAATCAGCAGCCGTCATTTATGATAATAAATGAGGTTCAACGACTATCGCTCACAGAGCGAGTAAGATAGACGATTTATTGCGTCAATGTCCGATGTACAAAGGCCACTATTATGTGGTTGAAGATATAGTCTAGGCATGCTAACGTACAGCGAGAGCAATGTACGGGGTTAGATATATCACCCTTGACGGTCTGAACAAATTATGATACTATAATGGTGTCGGAAACATAAGATTTGTCGGACAGGAGGTGATGACCTTGATAATACGTCACAAAATTGAATTGATTCTTAACAATAGCATGAAACGTTACTTTGATCAGTGTTTCGGATATAGCCGGTATTCGTGGAATCAGCTTCTTGGAATGCACAATATCGATAGAACCACTTCTTTAAACGAACAGCTTAAGCAATTTAAAGCTGATCGAAAAAACTGGGAGTATGCTATGCCTTCATATATCCCAACATACGAAATGCAGAATTTGAAGGCGACCTTAAAACGAAAAACGCATAAAGCAAATTTTAAATCGAAAAAGAATCTGAAGCAATCTTTTTATGTGCGAAATGACTGCTTCTTAAAAGGTTCGTTTACCGAATTTGTTGGTAAACATATGAAGTTCGGTATCATTTTAGGTAAAAAATGTCGAATTCGTAAACAAGATCGTTGGATGAAGTTAACGGAGATACCTGCATTTTTCGGAGAAGATGATTTTTATATTTTATCGGTAACGATACTTAAAGAAGTAGATCGATACTATGCATCGTTTTGCATTCAAATCAAAGATAGAAGCAAAACAACAGGAAACGGTGAAGTTGGTATTGATCCTGGAGTGCATACAGTAATGACACTCTCAGACGGTACAAAATATGAATTACCGAAAACATTAAAGAAACTAGATCAAAAAGCGAAATACTATCAAAAGCGTATGTCGAAACGCTATGTACGAAATGCTAAGAAACAGAGTAAGCGTTATATGAAAGCGAAAATCAAGCATCAGAAAACGCTTAGACTTAAGAATCGAATCAAAATAGACTTTATGCATAAGGCAACAACTGAGATCGTAAAGCGAAATAATTATATCGCGTGGGAAGATTGTAAATCATCGCGACTTATGAAGAATCATAAACTAGCCAGATCGATTGGCGAGTCATGTTGGTTTACACTAAAAACGATGTTGGAACAAAAATGCAAAATGCATGGAGCGACTTTCGATTTAGTTGATCCGATAAACGCTGCAACACAGACCTGTAGTGGATGTGGGCATCGTTTGGAAGGCAATGAGAAGCTAAATTTAAGTGACAGAGTATATATCTGTCCTAAATGCGGATTAAAACTAGATCGAGACGTAAACGCTGCTCGAAACATTCTCAAGTTTTCGAAGCGTAAGCTGGCTGGGGCACAGCCATCCGAATAACGTTGGAGTAGTCGTAAGACCTCCAGCAGCATCGGAGGCAGCTACGTTTGTACAGCGTTGAGCAAGGTCAGTAAGTTTATTAACATAAACTTGCGCAAGAACCTGCATGTCAGAAAGAATTGTTAATGCCTATATTGTGTGAATCTATTAATGCACAGTTAGGTCAAGGAATTCAAGTTAAGCATTTCATGTTTACTAAAAGAAACTTACCAGTGGTATATGATAATGAAAATAATAAGATGTATATTAACTATGATTATTTAGATATTACTACACCTATGTTAAAGAAGTTGAATATACTTAATACTGAGAAAGATAACCTTAAGTCGATATTAAAGAAAGAATATGCTGATATATTATCTGGCCTATTATATTATGCTATTCATTCTTATAATATTCATAACAGAGGTGCTTTAGCTAAACATGAAATTACATTAAACTGGTATAAACAATTTTTCTATATGTTGGTTTATACTTTTAAAGACCCAGAAGATAAAAATATTTTTGTTAATAGAATCAATACTTCTACAGCTAAAATGGTTGCAGAACTTTTATATAGACCATATATTCAAATTATACTTCAATATTATGAATCTTTATCATATAAAGGAATTAGTTTTAATGAAAATCAAGAGAAAAAATTGGATTACATGTTTACTCAATTAAAAGATCAAATTAGAAATAGGCTGTTAGAAAACGGTTTGTCACAATTTGAACTTGAGCTATATGATAAGTTTTTCCAAAGTTATTTAAGTGATTTTAAACGTTGCTTTAGAAATAGTAAAACTTTAATTCTTAAGCATGATAAACATTTTATGAATATCCAAGAATTTAAATGTTTGAATTTAAGAAGTTTAGCATCTGCTTACTATGGAACAGCGCCATCATATATGCCAATGATGACTAATAATCCTGATGATGGTATTGAACATAGATATCCTAGTTTAGGGGCTTTTTCAGAATTATACAGAACGGCTGAGCCTATAGCAGTTACTCTTGGTTGTGGTATATATGAATATAAAAAACTAAAAAATGTAGAAGATTTGCAGATGTTAGCTGCGAGAGGAATTGCTTTATTAACTTAATTATTTAGTAAATTATCTCTTCCATTTTATAATATGGAGGAGATTTTTTTAGTACCAGACATTTTATATCAGAGGTGATGCAATTTGGCATCTTCAATTTCAAGCGGATTCCCTGGCGTGAGAACTAAAATCGTGGACTCTAGCCAGTACATTGAGGCGTTATCAAGTAATATGATTGGTTTCATTTGTATTTGTAGTGAGAAGGGTCCTGATAATGTTCCTAGAATGACTACATCTGCATCTGATTTTATTCGCACATATGGATCGCCCAATATGAGCAAATTTGGCCCTGGTGCATATGTTGCACTTCAGTATTTGAAGACACTTAGTAACCTTTATGTTATGAGAGTTCTTCCTAATGAAGCTACATATGCTTTTAAGGCTATGAAGTTAACTTCAGAAGATACCGTTACTACTACAACTTATCAGGTTGATAAGAACGGTAATAAGGTTGAATTAGTTGAAGCTAAGGAAGATAATGCAGTTTTAGTTACTGCCGAAGAGTTAGCTTTAAAGGATTTAGCTACTATTGTTGAAGAGAATACTACTTATGATGAGGAAGGTAAGGTTCTTACAACTCCAGTGGTTATTATTCCTGAATCAGTTGATCTTAATTATACTATTGATCCTACTGTTAAAATGTACGGGGTTAGGGGTAAAAATAGAGAGTTAGGTGAGACGGAAGTTACATCAATGAATCCTTCTGGGAATATTGATATGGCTGGATTTAAATTTACAGGTAAAGCTTTTGCTGCTCCTTTATCAGATACTGATGAAACCATTGTTATTAAGGTTTCTAATTCAGTTTTTGAGGGGCTTTCTGAAGCTGGAAATAATGTTACAGTTGTTGAATTTGATGCTTCTGATCCTTCATCTTCTGTTGAAGTTCCAGAGAATTTAGAAGATAATGAAGTCAAGGTTGTTGAAACAGTTGAAACAGAAAGAAATTATGTGTTTAATGATGATATTGATACGATGCATTTCAATTCTGTTTCTCAAATTGTTACTGCTGTTAATGATGGTGATGCTGATATTATTTTCTATCCATATGGTAGGGGAGAATATTACAATAATATTGGATTTAAACTTACAAAAGCTAGAAAATCTTATCCTGGTGCATTTGTTATGGATGTATACACAAAGAGTAAAGATGCTGCTCGTCCGTCATTAGTTGAATCATTTATAGTCTCATTTGATAGAGAGGCTACTGATACTTCTGGAGCTTCTATATTTATTGAGGATGTTCTTGATAGATATTCTGAATATATTAGATGCAAGTGCAGTGAAAATATCGGTAGCTATGAAGAGTCTCCTGAAGATACAGTTGACGAGGATGGCAATATTGCTAAGAAAACTGTTAGCTATGATAATTTAGCGATGGCAACTTATGCTTTCTTAGATGGTGGTTCTGATGGTGCTATGTATACTAAGAGTGGCGCTATTGATTGGAGTGTTATGGAATCGCCAATGATCTTTGCTTATTCTGGTAGCGAAGAGCTTAGAAATCCTGAAACCGATGAAGGTAATGGTTTTATCCAGGATACTGAAGATTTTGATATTTCTGTTGTTTTCGATGCTGGATACAGCTCCAATGTTAAGAGTGCAATTCTTGATTTGTGCCAGATTAGAAATACTTGCTTTGGTATTCTTGATAATGGTGAATATGTTGAAAATGGAAATAGAAGCGCTAAAGCTGCTATTGATAAGAGATTAACAGATAACAATTGGAGTGATTACAGAATTGCTCTTTACGAGCCTTACACTAAGATTTATGACGCATATACTGGTAAGTATGTCTGGATGACACCTATTTACCATGTTATCGATCTTATGGCTAGAACAGCGAGAGACTATGATATTTTCTGGGCCTTTGCTGGTATGAGACGTGGCGCTGTGTCAACTTCAATTAAGGATTATAGATATCTCTTACAGGGTGGTTATAGAGATCAGTTTAAGGATGAGGAGCTTAACCCAATTCTTAGATTTACTAATGGTGGAGACCTTCTCTGGGGTAACTGGACAACTCAGCAAACTCCTTCAGCCCTTAAGAACATTCATGTGGTTCTTTGCTTACAGTATATTCAGAGAACTCTTGAAAGAAACCTTAAGCAGTATATCTATGAGTTTAATGATGAGTATACATATGCTCTTATTAAGAATTCAGTTAATAATTTCTTAAGTGAACTTCAGTCTCAGAGAGCTTTAGAGAGCTTCTCAGTTAGTGTTACTGCTACTGATTATCAGAAGAGAAATAATCAGTGTGAAGTTAATATTGACCTTAAGGTTACTGGCGTTATTGAAATTATTAATGTTACTCTTAATGTTCAGTAATTATAAAGGATGGTGAAATATAACTAATGCCTATTAATCCTTTTATTAATAATTTAGGTTTTAATAAATACGGTTATTCTGACCGTATGAGGAGAATGTTTGGTGGAGAAAAGACCTTTATTGATCCATATACTTCAGGGTATCATTTTGTTTATTTCTTCCCACCGGATACAATTGGACAAGAAGTTGGCCAGTTCTTGACAACAGTTTGTCAATCAGTTCAGATTCCTAATTATACGGTTAATGCTATTACATATGCTGGTCTTAATAATATGAAATGGCAAGTTCCTGGTACAGTTGAGTTGGGTGGTCAGCAATTTACTTGTGTCTTTACTGAAATGGCGGGTCTTCCTATTACTCAAATTATGGGTAGATGGGTTACTATTTTCCGTAATGTTTTATATGGTATTTCTGATCCTTCAGCTCAGAACACATATTCACAGGGCGCATATAAGGGTAAGGCGGTATATGCTACAACTCTTCCAGATGGACTGACAGTTCAATTTGCTGCTGTGTTTACCGGAGTGTTCCCTGGGAATATACCATTAGATACAATCGGTCAATCTGATGTTAAAACTCATGAAGCTAGAGAGTTATCTATACCATTTTATTTTGACCAGATGCTTACCGGTACAGCTGCTGAAGCCTATGCCAGAACTCTTGTTCAGGCTACCAGAAGTGCTGGTATCAGTCTTTCTGACAATATCTATGCTCAGGAGACTTCTAGTAACTAATTTAGTAATTATAAAA